AGTTATCGGCGTACCATTTCTGGTAGGCTTTGGTGCCCGGTACTTCCGCGGTGCCTTCGAGCTCGGCTTTCAGCGCCGCCTCGCGCGCCGCAAGTTCATCAAATTCCTTGGCTGCCTTCAATGATTCCGCCCGACTTGCTACCTTCTCGTTTTTGAAGGCCGTCCGTACCGCCTGTGCCTGCTCGTCGTCGAGCCCTTCGGTCAAATAATTCAGAAGTTCTGTTTTCGTCATAACTTATTGCCCCATCGGGGGCGCCGGAGGACCTCCAGGCCCAGCGGGTTGCGGACCAGGTGCGCCTACGCCCGGAATTGCGTTCCCGCCCTGCGGGCCACTCGGTTGGAGCGCGGACTGTGCGGCCATCGGCAACAGCGACGTCGCTAGCGCCACGATCTGCGCGCAAATCTGTTCGGCTCCGGGGACCGCCCCGGAATTCACGATCGCCTTGCACGCCTGCAAAATCCCATCGACCGAATTCTTGACGGGAGCGATGCCAGAAACCAGCGCGGCCATTAATCCTGGAGGTGGCCCACCTGTTTGACCACCACCTGTTCCGGATTGCGCTCCGAGATCAGGCAACGGCGGTAGTGGTGCTCCGCCTGCTCCAACCGATGGCGTCATGCGGCTTTCTCTCTTTCCAGGCAGAGGAAAATCATGTCATTCGGGACGAATCCGATGATCTGATTTCCATGATAAGACTATGTGCCATGTTCAGAAGGAATCGTCTCCGTCTTGTCGGCAAGTATGACGGCGACAAGATGCTGCGGATGCTCCGGACGAGCGATGTGGTAACGCTTGGGCGTCACGGCTTAAACCCCGCATTCGGACCTTCGATCATTCCCTTGTTGGTTTTGTGTTTTCCCACACGCGCGCCAAAGCCGGGAGTCTTTTTGGTCAACCCCGGACCCCGGGATTTACCGGCCTTCCCGCCCATATTGGCGGCCTTCTCGGATTTGCGCCCGTGTGCCATTTAACGAATGCCCTTACTTCTTAAACCCGTGCTTTTCTTTCTTCATGCCATGGTGCTTTTTTTCTTTCTTGCCCATGCCATGCTCTTCCTTCTTTTTCATTTCCTCGTGCTTCTCTTCTTTTTTGGACTCGTGTTTCATGCGAGTGCTCCTTTGCCGCGCAGTCGCGCGAGACCTTCGCTCAAACCAGATCCGCCGAGCTTGCCAGGCGAGCCGGGATTCTTCTTGCCGAATTGCGCGCTCGCGCCTTTGATCTTGCGCCCAAGCCCGCTGGTGGTCACAGGCTTAGGCTGCTGAAGGGGGCGAGAGAGATCGCCCTCATCGGGATGCCCAGCTGTGATCGATCCGACCAATGCCATTGACTACAGATATTGAGGCATGAATGGATAGATTGTCAAGTGTCTCATAATAAAGCACTTAAATGAACGTTGTATTGTTGGTTGTATTTGGATTATAATTTTTAGATGGCAGACATACGATGGGATGAGGTCGTGGAGCGATGCGGAGGAGCACGGGAGGCGGATATGATGCTCTACAATTACGCCATACACGGCATCGCTGGAGGGGGCATAAACTCACAGCAGTGGGATGAGATCTACGCCTTGTACTGGGGCCCAATACGATCCCTCACGGGTCAACTGCGAGAGCTATTTAAGAAGTCTGTATAGTTGGCCCCTGCGAATTCTCACCCATGCTCGGCGGCGCCCCGTCCGTAGCTTTGCGCCCTTGCGCGTTAGCGATCATACCGATTCCTAGGGACTGTTGAAGCTGCAGCCGTGAAATCTCATCATCCGGCACCTGCAGCCCTGGAGGCGCGAAGTTCTGCACTCCCATCTTATCGAGCAGCGTGAACACGCTCACATAACCCATCTTGGCCAATAGGAAGTATTTCATCAATTCCTGTTGCGCCGCCGAATTCAATAGGCTCGATGGATCGAACTTACAGACGAACGAACCGAGCATCGCGCGAGCGCGCTGATAGAGCGGCCGCGGGTTATCAAGACCCAGCGCATCCTCCGATGCCGCGATGTCGCCCGGCTCCCCATCCGGTACGTCATCCGGAATCCCTGTCTTGGGATCGTAGTCGAAATCTTCCTTCAGTGCGCCCTCTGGGCCGAACTGTGCGATGCGCTTCGAGAGCGTATCCCACTCCCACATGCAATACAAATACATCTCCGCGAACTCGGTATAGAAACCCTCAAGAATCCGCGAGCGTAGGCGATTAGAAGGCGTCATGGCCTTCATGAGTGTGTCAATCGTGTCATCGCTCGGGATCTGCCCCAAGTTCGCCATGGTCGAAGGGTCAGCCACGCCAGAGATCCGCTGCATGATCTCCAAGCACCAGGTAATATGCTGGCTGATCATGGCATCGAGGGGCGGCGGATTCTGCACCACAATCCCCTTGCCTGATGCCATATTGGTCTTGATCTTATAGCCCGGCGCCGCCGAATCAAACTTGCGCATCTCCGCCTGCGAGACATTGCGGTCGGCGATCATCCCCGGCTGCGCCACCTGCCGATTATGCGTATCAATCACATTCAAATTCGAATTGATCGAGTTCTGCAGCGGGATGCAGTCCCACAGCGGAGCCTTCCCAAACCAACTCTTTGGCCACGGATTCAGCGTCAGCTTGATAACCGGAAACTTCGCATGCCAGTACGGAGAAGGTCCGTCATACAATTTCGCCCCTCCGCCCCATACGATCATGCGCTTGAACGGATATAGCGGCTTCCCAGGCGGCACCTCGTAACTCCATGGCGTCGAAGCCTTCCCCTCTTCCCACTTCCCCATCCTCACAATCTGGCCCGATTTATTCAGCCGATTATCCGTGAGATACATAGTGTTAACGAACACCGTATCCGAATTCGGTATGGGCGTATCCGCCCGCGACTTCTTAGATAGCGGCCCACTCCGCTCCCCGGGCCCGTCAATCAACCGCGTCAGCCACCCAAAGAACGTCCCGGGTGCCCCCACATCGGGCTGCACTGTCTTGCCATACTCTTCCTTCACCCATTCCGGAGTCCGCGGCCGACGCAAAATGAGCCCCATCGAATCCTGGACTGTGTGGTAACTCAGCGGATCAATCGGAAACACATTCCGCGGGTCCTCCGCCTCTACCATCATGTCCTGCAGCCGCCGCGAATAATACAAATGCGCGAACCCCGTCCCCCCGAACGTGTAGTACCGCACCACATCCCCAATCCTCAACGCAATCTGCCGATCTGCGTACCACCGCTCTGCGCTCTTATTCGAAATCCTCGCCTGCGGCTGATACTTCTGGTTCTCTGTCGAGTAGTTCCAGAAATACCGTGTATCCGTCAACTGCGCTGTCAAATCCTCCGCAATCTTTGCCAGTAGGTTCGCCCGCGTCACACTGACGTTCGCGCGCAGCGGCACCGGCGCATAACTCGCAGTCCCCGCATTCTCGTAAGCGAAAATCTCCCGAATAGCCTGATCGATCTTGTCGTACCCCACCTGCGACTCGACAAACCTAATCCCCCGCCTCAGCCTCTCATCACACCACTCCAGAATCGCGTAATCCCGCGTCCCCGGCTTCTCTTCGTCGTACACCAGCGGTGGAAGATCAAAATACTCTTCTCGCGCGCTTACACTCGCTGTGGCCATTGGCCTAGATTATACACGCGGGTGGTTTGAAGCGAAAATACAACCAGCACGCTGATTTTTTTGGTGAGGCGTGGATGATCAGCGCGCGCAGCGCGACCCCCTACGCCGACCCCTTAAACAATGAGGCGCGCCTGGCGCAATGGCGGCCCGCTGGTGTTTGAGCGCGTCCAGCTCGAGCGCACGATGAGTGATGATGAGCGATGACCCTCCGAGCGCGTGATGGATGACGCGTAAAAGAGTAGACATAATGCCCGTTATCAATAGTTGATATTATTACAAACAAAGGAGTTAATGGCTTCCTGTGTTTACACAACAGGAGAGATGTCTATATGTAGTGGTGTCACTTGGGATCTTCTATATGATCGTCGGCCGGCGGATCGTCGAGACCATAACGCTTGAGCCATGCTTGCGTCTTGTGCTCGGCGATGCGAGCCCGCAGCGAAGCGCGTGTCACTAGGCGGATGGGTGCGGGCCGTTTACAACCGCGCGCGAGGTGCACACCCCCACAGATGCGAGTGTTGGGTCTATTCCAATGAAGGCAGGCAGGGCAGCGCCAGAAAGCCATATTACTTCCCATTTAAGATCAGCTTGGAACCAACCGCAAGCCCCTGAAAAGCCAGTAGGTTACACGTTACACCGTTGTTACGGTCGGTTACGTACCTAACTCCTTTGAATCCTGTTACTTATACTAAAGTAACCCTTGTAACCTCCAGAAAAATATATAAATAGAGTGGTGATAGTTGGTATAGTAGTAGGGTATACAGAGGTATTGTATATTGACAGGTATGAGAGGAGGTGTATGATAGAGACATACACCCCCAAGGGAGTAGGAGTGAGCACCAATTACGGGCACTACACAGGTTACATGACATTAAGTATAATGTTATGTGTTGATTAAACGCAGTTACGGAAAGGTGTTACGGTTCATGGCTCAGATTAGGCTAGATATACCGGATTATTGGCTTTATTTGATTGAATCAAAAAGGTTTGAGCTTGGAATACCGAGCCGCATAGCCTTCATCAGGTTAGCGATTGAGAAATTGGCGGAAATCCCGAAACAGTTGGTTACGGATGAGAGTGAGCACTGGCCGGTCGTATACCGCAAACACATCTGTCCTGGCTGTTCCGGCCAGAGTGGAGAGCGAGAAAATCCAGTTAAGCATTGCAATGGAAAGGTTTATATGTTTTCCGAGACCCGTAGCCGGAGACGAGAGAGGTGGGTATGCTTCTGTAAGGACTGTCCACCTATAGATTCGTTGAAAACAAAGGAAATTCAATTCTTGACTTAGGTATATATACCTTAACATGTAGTTGTCGCTGGGAGGCGAAAAGAAGTTAGGGAGTCAAAGTGATAGTTCCCATAATTTGGATTCTATTCAGTTGCGAATGGTGAGGATATG